TTAGCAAACTTCTGTACTTCTTGTTTATATTTATTTTCATACAAAGTCAACATGTCTATCGGGCCTTTTAAAAAGCCGTATGCCTCTGATAAACAACAATAAAGTAATCCATTTGGAAAATTAAGACTGATATAATTGGTATCATTGTTCTCTAAAAGATCTGGCATTTTATTAAAATGAACTCTAAATCTATACGTGGTGTTAGGAACTGGAGCTACAAATATTCTTCCTGAGTTAGTATCTGCCTCTCCTGTAGCACCACCAAACATAGCATAATATTTAGGTTGACCTTGAGCTGCTGATGTACCTGTTACATCTTGATACTCTTGAAGATATGTTACATCTTTTTTTTCTAACCATCTATTAGCTCCTGTGATTTCAGATCCTGCTGTATCATAAACTTGTATGCCTCTAATAAATACAGCTCCTGCAGGACAGTTAATAGATTCTTGTCCAGCAACAAAATTACCTACTTGTTGTTTTCTATCTGCATCGATGGGCACATCTCTAAATATTCTATATTGTGCATTTAGAATAATATTTTCTAAAACAGCGTCTGTTAAAACATTAGAATCTGTTTCTGTATAACTTCTTATTTGAGTTTTTAAACCTGATGCACTTAGTCCTGCCATTATATTTCTCCTGCTACTTCTTTACAAATAAAACAACTTTTTTTATATCTACTGTGTGTCCCACATTTTACTGCTTTACCATCAACATCTGTATATATAGGAGTTTCTGGTTCTGGGACTTTTGTATATAGTTCTATGTGTTCGTCTTCTGGACACTGACATTGTTTAATACCAATTATTTTACAAAATAAATTTTTAATCCATTTAATCATGCTGTTACTGTTACTGGTCCTGCAGACACAAAACCGCCTCCTCCTGTTTCAGTTATACTAGATGTTGTAGCTGTTGCAAAGGTATATTTATCATCATTTACTTTAGTAATTAAATAACCTGCAGCTAAATTTATTGTTGCTGCTGCAACTCCACCTACTGTTTCTGAATCTCTAAATCTAACTCGATCATTTGTTGATCTTCCATGATCAGGTTCTTCAACAGTTATTGTTGTAGATCCATTTGTTGTAGTAAATGGATTTAATGGTAAAAGTTTTGGAACTGCTGTTTCTGTTCTATCTGGTCTAACATTACGCAAAGATATAGAATCACCGTTCATAGGTTTTGGTTCTAACTGTGGTTGTTTTGGTTCAAATTCAGATACATGCACAAACGCACCATTCCACTCTCTAACCATTTCTTTGTATGGAAACTCCATACCAGACCTATCTGATATTGCCTTTGCGTATTTTCCTGTTGCGTATTTTGCCATTATGTTCCTGGGTAATATGCTTTTGGTGTTATGTGTGTGCTAGAAGCTGATCCATCCTCCGCTAATGCCCTTGCAAACTCATCCTCGTAAGCTAATTTTGTAGCTTGTATAAGTTGTGGTTGATATTTCATAGATAAATAATATGCTAATCCTGATACCATGCAAGGTACAAATCTAAATGGAACATCAGTTGCATTTGTATAATCTCCGACATCCTGTATTCTTTTTATAAAAAAGAAATGCATATCTTTAGATGCATTTGTTGAATCTGGTGTTGGATAGATATGTATTGTAACTTTATCTATAAATCTTTCCACCCAATATTGATTAGGCGTTCCTTTAGATAATTTATTTGAAAATCCTGCGTATGTAGATCTATCTACTTTTGTCATTGGACTATCTGATTGTGTTGTCTGAGTTCTATTAGATCTTAATTGTGCCTCAAGGACATCAGATACACCAAACACGCTAGCAGGATCTGTGGTTGTAGCTGACGTTCCATCATCACTAGACCTAAAAAAATCATAGTCTGCCTGACCCTCTATAAGATCTAGATTAGTTGATCCTACTTCCCAATAGTGAATACCTCTATTACCCCATTCTTGAAATAAAATATTAAGAGATCTTCTTGCAGATTTAAGTTGATAACCTGCAACGTTTTGTAAACCAATACGTTCGAAAGCGTCTTCTACTATTTCGTCAATAGCAAAAGTTTTATCAAATGTTGTTGTGCCAGAGGTAGTATTAGCCATTTACCCTCCTATCCATCAAAGAATACTGTAACGCTTGTTACTCCATCCCCTACATTTAAATATGCACCACTATCAAATAAAACACCATCATCTGGTATATATGGATCAATAAAATCATCTTGATTAGGTGTGTCTAATTCTAATAAGATACTTCCTGAAGTAGAGGTATTTCTAAAAACCATTGATCCTGCAGTTGAAGAACTAACTCCATGTAAACCTCTAATTCTAGTTCTGCCTGCAAAAACTATTCCTTCTTTAGCAGTTCCTGTAATACCAATAGAGGTATTTGTGCTTACAGCTGCATCAGCTGCAACTTGAGTCACAGTTAAGAATGCATTTGTAGAAGTTACAGTGTTGTTATTAGGACCACTAATATCTTCAGTTTGTGCATCTCCATTAAGATCAGTCCCAGTAATTGTCATTGTAACACCAGAAATATTTCCTGTTGAAGTAAAAGTAATAGTCTGAGGTAAATTACCTACTGTTGTGTTAGCTAGTGTAAAA